ACTGAGAATCTGTGTGTTCAAGCCGGTAAACCAGTAGTCATAGGCCTTGTGGGCTCCAAGATACTTGCTGTCATTGAAATAAATGCTGCACATTTGATTTATTTTGTAAGCACTGATCAGGAAAGTGATGCGATACGCATGATCCCGACGGAAGGTATCGTACTTGAGTTGTTGAGCGCCGACACTGATCTTGTACCAGGCCGTGACGCCACCCGGATTGGCTTTTTGATTTTTTTCATTTGTGCCATCGTCCTCCACAGTGACTTTGGCCTGATCTGTGATGTAACTGCTGCTGCGCATGATCTGGTCAATCAGTTGCACTATCTGTGTGCCGGCCAAGATTTTCCAGGTCTGACTGTTGATATTGACCGAATCAGTATCAGCAACAACTTTGTCTGCGGCTGTTCTTATAGCTTTGGCCGCGGTGTTCTTGTAGTTCACTGGTTGAGCAGGTGGCACTACTTTGGAAGCCCCAATCTCTGGAGGGCTAAACTCAAACACATACTCATCGGCCACATAGCCAGGATGTTGTTTTTCTAGATCTTTTTGATACTTGTTGAGTGCGTCGGCCAACCCTGTGAATAAATTGCCCTGTCCTTTGGTAGGAGCATCCGTGGCCTTGGGCGGTGCCGCCGAAGGAGTAGTTGATTCTGTGTAGCCTCTCACTGTTGCTCCGGTGGCCTCGGTCACTGCCTGAGGCCCGCCGAATTCTAGATCAAATGTATTGGCCATGATTATGGAGCCACTATACTAAAAGGACTGGTTGTGTCACCAGTGAAATTGCCGTTTTGGTCAACCTGTGCTCGAGCTTGATCTTGTGCAATACCGGCATTGATCAAGTTGTCTATGTTGGCCGGCTGTGGTTGAGTTTGCCGTCCATCTTCTCTTGTGTTGGTAGATGCCAAAGGACCTCCCTGCAACAGTTGGCTGACCGTGGTTCCGGCCAACTCAAAAGCAAATGGTATGGTGCCACGTGCCTGTGCTGTGCCAGTGTCATAGGGCACTGGGCTGGCTACCACGTGATATTCAACTTGATTGGCCTGGGTACGGAACGTGATATTGCGCAACAGGAATGGATAGTATTTTCTGATTGTGGCCTGTGCCCCGGTGCCACTGTTGCCTTTGATTGGTGCGGTCAGGTTGCCTTGACTGTCGTAGCCGTAGAACTCTATGGTAAGACAGTATTGTGCGGCTGCATAGTTGGGCACAGCACGGCTGGTCTGATTGGCCGACACCTGGGCGCCAGCGGCGGCCGAAGCCGGCGGAGCAGGATTTTTGTAGGCAAAACTCACTGCATCAAACAAACGTTGGATCAAGGTCAGTCCATTGGGTTCTACTACCTTGAATCTAATCTCCATGGCATTGTTGCTCATGTTGGTACCTTTGCCCATGAGGAAACTTTCAATTTCCAGGTCATCAAAATAAAAATCATCAGGAAAGAACTGGCTTCGTCCGGCAATGGGGGCTCCGCCACTTTGTATCAACAGGGTCCAGTTGCCGGTTCCGGGTGCTGGAGCTCGTCGTCCGGCTGCGCCCAGGTTGTTGTACTGTTCGGGTGTGAGCAACCACCACGAAATGGCATAGGTATAACTGGCATACTGATCCAGTTCATTGGCTCTGGGTGTAATGGTCTGATTAGCAAAGGCTGTGTTGATGGCCTGCTGATTAGATGATCGCGATGTTGGAGGGGTGTTGTCGGGTCCGCGACTGTCAAATGCATTGGGACTGGTGCCAGCACCCACACCGCCCGACGTGGGTGCTTGAGTAGGGCCGTCATCTCTGGCATTAGGTGCTGGTGTGCTTTGTGACTGGCCGGTTGTGACTGCGGGACTGGCCAAATCAGTATTTGATCCAGAAAGAATAATTTCTTGCACTTGGTTGTTTGCTTCTATAACCTGTGGTGCAAGTGCCGAAGCCTGTTGTTGATACTGTTGCGCCTGGGCTGAGTCGATACCAAATTCTCTAGCTGCTGCGTCACGTTGATCCAACAAGGCGTCGGCTTGTGCTTTGAGTGCCCGATATCGTGCCAGGGCTTCGTTGTATCCTGGAATAGCATTCAAACTGCTCATGTCAGAAGCCCAACACTGTTTTGAGTGTGCTCAACTTGGGCAGATATATCACAGCGCCGGCTTCAAAGTCCATGGGCGGTGCTGTTAGTGTATTGGGATTGCGTTGATAAAACACCCACCATAGACCGGCATCACTGTACAGGTCAAAGGCCAAAAGGTCAGGTCGGTACTGGTAAGTGGTATTGATTGTAAACAAGATATCGTCGGCTGACCTGGGTATGGGTCTATTGACCATGACATCCAAGAAGAACTGGCTGTAGCCAGTTTCAGCATAGGGGCTGGTTGCGTTGTAGTTGGCCATTACCAGAATCCTCCCTTGAGCAGGTTGCCATTGGCAAAGTTTTTCAAGCTAAATTGTTTGCTGATCTGGCTGCGACTCTGCACTGGCAACAGACTCAACTGTATGTCAATCTTGCTGGGCACATAAGTGGGATTGTTAAGCAGGGCCTGCAAGGGAGCAGACACTTCATTTTGTGCCCCCAACGGCAAGAAGGCCGTGGCCAGCCTAGTGGCCGTTGGGGCCACGGCATTCAGCGTGGTGCTGTACAAATTCTGCAAAGGTTGTAGGTTCAGTCCCAGATTGTTGGGCGAACCCGAACTAATGTAGTCCACGTCAGCCGGCAACACATAGTTGAACTGGCTGACCACGCAGGGATGATTGTTGAACTGATAGTCGCCCAGTCCACTCAAATATACCAAGGGCGGCGGACTTCCACGCTGTGCATCTTGGCCATAAAACATCTTGGTCACGCTACGGAAAAAGTGTATGACGGCCAGCACATAGGCCGCGTCCGCGGTGCTCTGTGCCGTGAATGTGGCATTGAGTTGCAAGGTATCAGTGTAGCTGTTTTGATAAAAATAGCCACGATAGTTGCTGTGTGTGAGATTGTACTCGGAATAGTTGGCCTTGTAGGCTGTGGTTATGCTGGGCGTGTAAGGAAATACTACGCCATTGGTGGCTTTCAGTGGTTGCAACAGTCCAGCCTGTGGTGCATTGTACAAGTAAGTGGCACCGGGTGCCAGCCTGAGTACCACACGCCAGTCAGTGTTGACCGGAAACTGTGCCAGATTTGAGTTGGTTTGTTGATTCCTGGCCTGGCGAACTTGGCTGTTTACCCCACCGGCTTGACTAAATGGAACCTGCTGGGCATCTTCATCGCCCGGAGCAGCAAATGTTTGAAATGCGACTTGTTGCGCATCTTCATCTCCAATGATGGATGGAGATGTACGAACGTCAGCGGTTGGCACAGCCAATTGTTCGTCTGGCGGACCGCCATAACCGTCGGTGTTGGTGGGCGGGTCTGCTTGCTCTTGTATGTCGGCAATAGGCACTGCTGGTGGTTCACCAGCACCGGTCTGGGGATCTATATCGGGATTGACTGGATTTGGATCTGCCATGTTTGTTTTCCTGTAACATATTTACCGATAAAATAAACCACCTATATTATGATTCAGGTTGACAGGCTGGGTTTTTGTGCTACAATAAATACCTACCCAGGAGGATTTCAGTGTCAACCACACCCACAAGGACCCCAGCAAAAACCAACTATCTCAACAACAGAGATATCCTAAAACAGATACACCTTAGCAAAAATACCTACTGTACATACCTAGATCCAGTAACGGATCACCAGTATGATATAATTTTGCCCACCGTGGAACGAATCAATCAAAGGACCACGGCCGAAGCACGCAGAAACCGTGCTGAACGCATCAAGCGAGAAACCGGACAGGTCGTAGACCCCAAAAAAATCCCCAACACAGATCTAGTGTTCCGCATAACCTGCTGGGAACACATACCCATGGCACCCAAAAAAGTGCCCAAGAGTACGGCCAAGAAAAAGAAAATTGAAGACATATTTGAACTGGACGTGCTGGAAGAAGACGACCCCTTGGCCGAGCTGATTGAAGAGCCGGTGCTGGATCCCAAACATGTGAGATTGAATTTTCCTCCATTTTACCATTACCGCTTAGATGACAGCAAACAACCTTACATCGTGGGCAAAAGCCACTGGCGCGGTGATCTTGAACATGGAGAATTCTGCCGAGATCACGGCACCATGACCCGTACCCTGGCCACCATGTTTATCAAGCTGTGTGAACGCTATGCCACCAGATCAAACTGGCGTGGCTACACCTACAATGAAGAAATGCGAGGACAGGCCTTGTTGCAACTCAGCCAGATTGGCCTGCAGTTTGATGAGTCTAAAAGCCAAAATCCATTTGCCTACTACACAGCGGCCATAACCAATTCGTTTACCAGAATTCTAAATTTGGAAAAGAAAAATCAAAACATCAGAGATGACATGCTGGAACAGGCTGGTCTAAATCCGTCATGGACTCGTCAGAACGCAGGCAAGAAGAACCCCAACCATGCGCCCGGCGAGGTTGTAATCGTCACAGAAGAATAGTATACTAGCTCAATGAGTCTATTCCGTAAAGTAGCAGTATGCACTGATATCCACTTTGGCCTAAAGTCAAACAGCCTACAGCACAATCAAGATTGCAGCGATTTTATTGATTGGTTCATAACCACAGCTCGAGCCAATGGTTGCGAAACTGGCATGTTCCTGGGTGACTGGAGCCATCAGCGTGCCGCAATCAACATGCAGACCTTGCAGTACAGCCTGCGTAGTTTAGAAAAACTAAGTGCGGCCTTTGATAGATTTTATTTTATTCCCGGCAATCATGACTTGTACTATCGTGACAAACGTGATATCTACTCTACAGAATGGGCCCGGCATATACCCAACATACAAATCGTCAACGATTGGTTCCAGGACGGCGATGTTGTGATTGCACCCTGGCTGGTTGGAGACGACCATAAAAAAATCCCCAAATTAAAAGGGCAGTACATGTTCGGACATTTTGAACTGCCGCACTTCAAAATGAATGCCATGGTAGAAATGCCCGATCACGGAGAGATACAAGTTGATCACTTTGGCAACTTTGAACGTGTGTTTTCAGGACATTTCCACTTGCGACAGCAAAAGAAAAACATCCACTATATTGGCAACTGTTTTCCGCACAACTATGCCGATGCCGGCGATTCTGCACGTGGCATGATGACTCTAGAGTGGGGTTCCGAACCTGTGTTCCATGCATGGCCCGGACAACCCCTGTATCGTGTGCTTAAACTAAGTCAAGTCATTGATTCGGCCCCCAAAATACTTGTGCCTAACATGCATGTGCGTGTGGAATTGGACATTGACATCAGTTACGAAGAAGCCAACTTTATCAAAGATACATTTGTCAAGGATTACCGCTTGAGAGAAATGGCTCTAATTCCTGTGAAAAGTTCAGCCGTGGATTTAGACATGTCTCCTGGAGAAGTCAAGTTTGAAAGTGTAGACCAGATTGTCACTGATCAGCTGACCAATATCGAAAGTGAATTCTACGATCCTAAATTGCTATTGAAAATATATCAAAATCTATGACTATAAAACTGGAAAATATTAAATTTTGGAAAAACTTTAATCTTTAATTATATGCCTTATCTTTTTGTTGATTACGAGCAAGGCGCCGGAGGAGAATTTTTTTGTGCCAATCTAAGTAAGAGCCCGCAGTGTGTTGAATTGATTGCTACTACCTATTCAAACGGTCGAACAAAAATTAACGATTTATTTGATCAGGAGTGGCTAAAGTTAGAACCTGTTTTAAAAACTATACCTACTAATCCAGTATTATATGATGTGGTTCCTACACATCGATTTACCAATATTGCCCAACAACATCTAGGATCAATACTATCAATAAGAATAGCCAATCCAGTAGACAAAAATTACTGGCGTTTTTTAAAATATCAGCAAGAGATCAAGGTGTTACGAACAACTGAACCAACAGATAAATATTTTCTAGGTTATTTAAAAATACTACAAAAACAATATAACAATTACAATTTTGTTAAAAAGGTCAAAAAAGGAATGGATAATTTGACGCTTATATTACTAGCAAAAAATATCGAGCCTACCGAAGAAAATAAACAAATATACCTAAAAAAAATATACAATAGCTACACCACAGAACCAGATTTTGAATACAATCTTGTCATCAAGTACGAAGATTTATTTGTCAATCCGGCCAAGGTGAAACAACAACTATTTGACGTGTTCGGGATTGAAATTTTAACTGATTGGTTGTTGGCCTTTGAAAAAAAATATGAAACATATATTTCCGAGACTTGATATTATGATTGCATATGCTTGCAATATATCCTGCGCCGGATGTATTAGTTTGAGTGACCATAATCGAGTTGGCATTGAACCGTTAAATCAACTAGAAACGGACATTGATAATTGGGCAAATGTTATTGAGCCGCAAGTTATTACCATATTTGGAGGGGAACCATGTATCCACCCATCGTTGATAGAAATTTGTCAGCATGTTAGAAAATCTTGGCCCAACTCGCTGATTAGATTGATTACTAACGGTTATCTGTTAGGAAATTTTGACCCCGCTGTTTGGTTCACGCTAGGCAATTTTGAAATACAAGTTAGTGTACATAGAAAAGATCACGAATCATTAATTAATCACCAGGTAAAACAAATTTTAATACAGCAGGATCATTGGCAAACAATTAAACACCACTCTAACGGTCATAAACAAATTGAGTGGAAACACAATGATTTTAGCATTTATAAAAGCATTTTCAAAGATTTTATAGTGCCTTATAAAAAAATCAACAAGGAAATATTAGCGTGGAATAGCAATCCAGCTGATGCTCACAAAATATGCGGAGCTCCTAACACTCCTATTTTATATAAAGGACTCCTGTACAAATGCCCACCAGTCGCAAACACAATAGATTTAACTAACAACAACTGGTTTGGGTATAGCCCATATAGTATAGATTCAAATCTTGAAGAATTTATTGCCGGAATTAACAAACCAGAAACGGTATGTGGGCAATGCCCAGATCTTCAACAGGCAGTAATTATTAATCACTTTGATACTAAAAATGTCCTTGTCAAACAAAAAAATCTTAGTAAGCGGATGTGGCCTTAGTTGGGGATCTCAAGAGAGAAAAACCTGGGTCAATATTTTAAAAATTGGAGGTGCATCAATTATTGATGCTGGAGGACCTGCGGTTAGTAATCAGTGGATTATAAATCAATCTATTTTACAAGCTATGTCTCGTACAGATATTACTCATGTTGTAATACAACTTACCTCCATTGGAAAATTAGATGTTGAAACTACCCCTGAAAGAATTGCCGAACTAGTTGTGTCAGACCAATTAAGAAATTTTACATTTAACGGCATTTGGCCAAGCAGTCATAGCACCAATCATCCGGCTAAACAACTATGGAAAAAATGGTTATCTAGTCCAAGTCTAGAATTAGAAGATATATTTTGTAAACTTGTTTTGTTTAGTGAATGGTGCAATTCTCAAAATATTAAATTATTAGTGTTTCAAGGGTATCCGTTGCCGTGGACTCAGGAACAATTACCAAAAATAAAAATTATAATTGCAGATATCAACAAGGTAGCCGAACAAGAATATCAAACCTCTTTGCATTATGCTAAACATGACCACACAAATCAAAACACTGTTCCTTGTTTAGATTATCAATTTGAACTAGCCGACTATATCAGCCAACGCATTTCTATCAAAATTAATCAACAAGTGTTAAAAATAAAATCACAATATTTTAAAAAACATGACAAAACCATCTAATTTACTAGTTATAGAATATCCTAGCGGAGGTTTTGGATTTTATGTAGCTAGACTAATAAATCAATACATCAATGGAGTAATTAAAACGCCCGATTCGTTAGAATTTGACGAGCTTGGAACAAGCCATCTTCTGGAAACAGCGACAATCACAATAGGACCAGTTAATCGACCCACATGGGAATTACATGTACATCCAGAATATCAAAATCAGTACAATCTAGGACAATATCCAGTGATTCCGGCTTGTCCCGGAATCACTTTTGGTAGTGGTAATTTAAATAAACAATTTCCTAACATAACTACAATATATTATAATGATGATGCCTGGCCATTAGTATTTTATAATTGTATTCACAAAGCAAAGCAAGGCGATATCGTATCGGATGTCAGTTTTAATTCTGATGCATTTAAGTCTACTGATGACTGGGCCTGTCGTGAAAACTATACCTTAATGCTGGCTAGTTCTGAGTTGCGTAACCAGTGGGCCATGAATTCAGACAACCGGTCTTTGTCAATTTCTGTTACAGAAATTATTAAAAATCCCAAAGCTATTATAAAAAATATTGCCAATCACTATGGATTACAAGTTTACCCTTTCATTGGATTAGAAGATCTTCATAATAAATTTTTAAAATCAAATCCGCAGATTAATCTACATCTTTCTATCATACAGGCTGTTGAGAATCTTAATTTATTACAAGATCTTGGATTTGTTCATTCTATCTACTGGCAGGCTGTTTTTAATTTTTATGTACAACAAAAATATCAAATTGAAATACCGGTAAACGATTATGCTAACTGGTTTACAAATACCAAAGATGTTGTTATAATGCTTAATAATCTCGGAGTTACAATTTGATAAACATTAAAAATCTAACCGTTAAGAATTTCATGAGTGTAGGCAACAACACTCAAGGCATAGATTTTGACCGTCAAGACTTGACCTTGGTGTTAGGAGAGAATCTGGATCTTGGTGGAGATGGCTCACGCAACGGCACAGGTAAAACTACCATTATCAATGCTTTGAGTTATAGCCTGTATGGCCAAGCTCTCAGCAACATACGCAAGGACAATCTGGTCAACAAGACCAATGGCAAGAACATGTTGGTCAGTTTGGATTTCAGTGTGAGTGGCAAGGAATATCGTATTGAACGTGGGCGCAAACCCAATGTGCTGAAATTTTACATCAACAACGAAGCGCAAATCATCACCGACGAAGCACAAGGTGATTCAAGAGAAACACAGGATGCAATTGAGCAAACACTAGGGCTCAGCCACGACATGTTCAAACATATTCTTGCTCTCAACACCTATACTGAACCTTTTTTAAGCCTTAAAGCCAACGATCAAAGGACCATCATTGAACAACTACTAGGCATTACCATGCTGAGCGAGCGTGCTGATCGCATCAAAGAACACAATCGACAAACCAAAGAGACCATACAGCAAGAAGAATTCCGCATACGTGCAGTGCAAGAAGCCAACAAACGTATCGAAGAGCAGATCGAAGCCTTGCGACGCAGACAAACCTTATGGACCACACGACATGAAGAAGAGATTACCAAACTTGAAACCGCGCTCGAAGAGCTCAAGAAGATTGACATTGAAGCCGAGATACAGAGTCACAAGGCACACAAAGTATGGGATCAGAAGCGCAAGGACCTTAACGACCTGGCTGGACAGATCTCCCGCACGAAGCTTGATAAGGACCGCGAGAACAAAAGCATTGAGAAGCTTGGCAAGGAGATTGCGACACTTGAAGATCACACATGCCACACTTGCGGGCAGGCTTTCCACGACCATAAGCACCAACAGGTCCTGGAAGGTAAGCAGGCTGATCTGGAGCGAGCGCGAGAAGCGTGCTCGGAGCATACACAGCTCTTATCAGAACTTGAGATTGCCCACACCGCCTTGGGCACGCTAGGCAAGCCACCTACCATGTTCTATGATCGCGAAGAAGATGCCATCGATCATAGGTCTAGCATGTCTGCGCTGGAAAAGCAACTCGCAGACAAGACCGCAGAAACTGATCCCTACGGTGAACAGATAGAAGACATGCAGGGACAAGCACTACAAACAGTCAGCTACGATGCTCTCAACGAACTCACAAGATTACAAGAACATCAAGACTTCTTGCTTAAACTGTTGACCAGCAAGGATTCGTTTATACGCAAGAAGATCATTGAACAGAATCTCAGCTATCTCAATGCCAGACTTACTCATTATTTGGATCGCATTGGTCTACCACACACAGTGGTATTTCAAAATGATCTTTCAGTCAGTATTGAAGAACTAGGGCGTGAACTAGATTTTGATAATTTAAGTCGTGGCGAGCGCAATCGTTTGATACTTTCAATGTCGTGGGCCTTCCGAGATGTATTTGAAAGTCTATATCAACCAATCAACGTGTTGTTCATTGACGAAATGATTGATTCGGGTCTAGACACACAAGGTGTGGAGAATAGCCTGGCTCTGCTCAAACACATGAGCCGTGAAAGACACAAATCAATTTGGTTGGTATCACACAGAGATGAACTGGCTGGTCGTGTGGAAAATATCTTGCGAGTGGTCAAAGAATGCGGCTTTACCAGCTATAATACCGATGTAGACCTGACGTAAATTTCAACTGTTAGACAAAAATGAAATTTGATTTCAATGACATCGACGAGTACCAAATTGAGATTACAACATACTGTAATGCTGCCTGCCCCCAATGTCCTCGCAATAATTCAGGCACAGGTATTAACCCACACATGCCACTGGTGCACTTGTCACAGTCTGCAATTGATCAAGCGTTTGATACCGATTTATGCCAGCGGCTGAGACAGATATTTTTTTGCGGCAGTTATGGTGATCCTATAATGCATCCAGATTTTTTGGACATATTGCGAGACTTTAGACGCAAGAGTCCTACCTTATGGTTATATATTCATACCAACGGAGGTGTTCACCCGCCCAGTTACTGGGCAGAAATTTCGCAAATTATGGCCGGGTATGGACAGATTGACTTTGGCATCGATGGGCTAGAGGACACTTTACATTTGTACAGAAAAAATGTAAAATATAATAAAGTTATAGAAAATGCCAAAGCATTTATTTGTGCCGGTGGTCGTGCGCAGTGGAATTTTATTGTGTTCAAACACAACGAACATCAAGTTGAAAAAGTAAAAGAGTTAGGGCAACAGATGGGATTTTTCAATGTATTAATTAGAAAAACAGGAAGATTTTTTAATCATAGAACTGTAGAAGAAATGCCCGGGTGGCCAGTAAAAAATGAATATATCCTTGAGCCGCCGATTAATCCCCAATATCGAAATCAAAGTATGCTGTTTTTACCCGAATTAAAAAAACAATATAAAAATTTTAAAGATTATTTTAATACTACAGAAATTAAATGTGATGCTGCAATTGGCGCCAAGGTTACAATCAACGCAGAAGGCCTAGTGTTGCCTTGTAATTTTTTTAATCATAACCTGTATGATCGTCGATTCTATGAAGATGGAGTTCTTCCTGAGTCAAATCAATTAAGCACAGTCAACGGCAAAAATCAAGTTAGGCAATTTTTGGAAAGTTACAACTTAGACAGTTTTAATATTAATTTACACAGTTTAGAAGAAATTTTTAGTAGTGCCATGTGGGTTGATTTAGTTAATAGCTGGAATAAAACATTGACTAATGGTCGATTGTTTGAATGTGCAATGACCTGTGGGTCAAAAATTACTAAAGTATGGGATCAAGGAGGAAGTGTAAGATGAAATATATGATTACAGGCGGCAATCGCGGATTAGGATTGGAATTACGCAATCAATACAACGGTGATAGTTTTAGTCGGGCGTCGGGATTTGATATCACCAAAGATCGAGAAAAGCTAGCTGAATTAAGTCTTGAGTATGATGTGTTTATTAACAACGCATTCGACGGACCTTTTCAGGAAACTTGGGCAGACTTTGGTCAGGTTAAATTATTATTTGAAGTTGCTAGCTTATGGCAAAAAAATAAAAAAACAGGGCATATCATCAACATTGGTAGTTCTGGCAGCGAGGCTATTGTTCCGCCTGAACCAAGTTGGGAAACGTATAGAGTAAACAAATCTGCATTAAAGCACCACAGTCTGCAATGGACCCAGGCATTCAAGGCCAATCAGGTAAAATTTAGAACAAGTCTGATCACGGTGGATCGATTAGACACTGAGCTGAGCCGTAGTCGGCAGACCTGGACTGGAAATGGAGTTGACTTGAACAATGTTAAAAGCATGATCGATCTTTGTTTAAACATGAATCCCAATACTGTGTTAGGAGAAGTCACTGCCTGGGTAAATTTAGATTTCGAGTAATAGAAAATTTCGCAGTCGTTGAAATAATTGCTAATTAATAGTCCATGGTATGGCTTTATGAGCAACAACAAATCAACGATTTACCCGAAGATTGTGTCGGTTTTGTCTATTTGATTACAAATAACAAAACCGGCAGGCGGTACATTGGAAAGAAACTAGCAAAATTCAGTCGAACAACATACCGGGTAGTAAAATTAAAAAACGGCAACAAGAAACGCAAGAAAATACGTGGCAAAGTAGAATCAGACTGGCAGACATACTACGGCAGCAACGATCAACTCAACAAAGACATCCTGGCGCTGGGCGCTGACAACTTCACTCGCGAAATCATATACTACTGTAGGTCCAAGGCTGAATGCAGTTACGTAGAAGCTAGAGAACAATTTAATCATAGAGTATTAGAATCAGACGACTGGTACAACGGACAAATAGTGTGTCGTATCCATGGCAGTCATATCAAAGGAAAATTGTAAAAAGTATATGGTATTGATTTTGACCGACCCAGGCGTTGGAGGCACATTTTTAACATGGAGCCTGCACTACCTTGCTGGACATACCAAGTATTTCCATGCCAGATCAAATGCCTGGGTTGACTTAATTAATAATCCTATTACTGATATCAATGCACATAAATTCCAACCAACACAACCAGTAACCATTAACGAAGTTTGTGAATTTTTGCAAAAAATATTAGGTGTGGAGCCTGAGGGATTTCATTCGTTTTATTTTCATAATCTTCAAGATCAGACCGATTACTCTTCGTCAGTTCATCAACCAACCATTGATGTTGTAAAAGATATATTGCCATGCTTTTCCAAAGTTGTAATTGTTAACAACACTCATCCGCTGTATAATACATCATTCAACAGTAGAGCGTTGACACCAAAATTTTGTAATTCACAACAATTAAATTTAACATTTGAAGAGCAACATGCCGATTTTATTGAATATTTTTTTAAAGACAGCCTAACAAGTTGGCAAGAAAAAAATTTAAACAATTGCTGGGATCACCGTGAGTTTTTGGCTTTGAACCTAAGACCGTACCAGCAAACAAATATGATTTCAAATATTAATTTAAAGCAACCACATTATTTGCTCAACACATTTGAATTGTACAACCTACTAGATCAAACCATCGATCAGTTGTTTGATTTTTTAGAAATCAAAATTGATAAAACTCGCAGAACGCACTGGGCAGAAATTTACAATAGTTGGAAAAAATTACACATTAGAAGATTAAAATTTGTTTGGTACTTTGATACTATTGTTGATTATATTGTCAACGGCTACCATATGGACTTATTAAATTTTGATCTTGATTTAGTGCAAGAGGCCACGATACAACATTCTTTAATCTACAAACACAACTTGAATCTAAAAACATTTCAACTAGAAAAATTCATCAATACCAAACAGTTACACGATCTTCTTGAGCCAAACATACATTCACTAGGCAAGTACTAATTCAACAACATAGGCAACTCAACTGACTCTGTGCTAGGCGACATGGCCTAGCCCCATCGAGGAACGGTGCAATACCCGGTCTGGAAACGTTTGGGCGTCAAAGGCAATTGCTAACTTAAGGCAACAAATGGTTTGAGCTCTGTGAAAAAGACACAACTCATGCTCGCGGGACTTGGATTTATCATCGGGTCACCGGGGTTCCGTTGATATGTGAAGCTTGAGTAGGGGGTACCGGTCAACCGCCTCCGCCTAGGAAACTACAATCTCATTATGATAAATGACAGCTACAACTCGGATAATGTAGACGTCAGTTCACCGTGCATACGGTGAATTGTGACCGCATAATCTGGATAATGCAAGAGAAAGACAATCATGTGTGAGCGCAAGCGAAACACATAGATTAGCGCAGCTAATCTCTTGATGTCACTCAGAATGTATCAGGCCAATCACGAAACAAGGCATGCTGGATGTCACCTGCAACAAACTGATTGAAGCTTTTGTGTTTTGTTTCGAGTTCACCTTCCAATGGTGCTACTCGTTTGAAAGCTGAGTCCATTTGACCCATGTCCCGGAACTCCATCAAGATCATCCATTCCGGCATGTCTGCTATGCTACGGAATCCCATTTTACATCTGGTAATTCTGTAAGTTTCCATCTTGCCTTCTGACACCAAATGATCAAAGAAACTCTTCATTCCTGTGACCCAGTCTAAGTCCGAAATATCGCCTTCTTTGTTTGCCCAAATTGTGTATAAGTCTGCCATTATTGTATAGGTCCTAGTAGTTCAAAGCCTTCGAGGCCTTGTTTGTACAAGTGTGCTTGATCCAAGTACAAGTATTCAAAACCGCGATCTCTATAGATAGCACATTCGGTCTTCAAACTCTCTATGCCCAGTCGTGTTTTAGGATTGTGATAGGTCCACGCAAACTGACTGGCCAATACATTTTTATCATCGTAGCGTTTCATCAAACTAAAAGCCACCAGTTCACCGTCTTCTCTATATCCAATCACATCAGTCATGGCATCGGTAAATTGACTGTCAAACAAGGGCATGACACTGGCAAAGTGCTTGTAAATACAATAAGTCCTGTAGATATCCTGCAGTAGAGGTATATCGGGTTCACGAAGATATTCCCAACTTACCAAAGGCCGGTATGTGGTCTTGGTCAAATCTATTCTAGCAAATTGGTAGGTCATGACCTGGGATCCTGTCGGTGTCGAAACAGGTCAGTCAAGTATTCTTCGGGCCAGGTATTGTAAAATCTTTGGCGTGCCATTGACCGTGCTTTTTGATCCAGGTCACTGAGACATTGCACCAAGGCCAAGGCATAGGTACCTTGATTCATGCTAACGCCGTTGACTATTTCTGGAAGATCTGGATGATCCTCCAAGGCCAACAAGTCTTGGCTCAATAAAAATTCTTGATTGGCTGAGTCAATCTGCACAGCAAACTGCTCAGCAGTGTAACTTGTTGATTCATATACAAAAATTACCACACTTTTGGTGATGCCAGTCTGCGACACGACCTTCAAATCAAAATAAGGATTGATGCCTAGCCTGACTTCAAAGTCTCGGTCCAGTCTTGCCCGTCGGGCATACGGGCACGGGGCCCAGCCGCCCAGGGCCGGATGCGGAACCTCCACAAAGGTAGCCATCCAGCGTTCGATGTCATAGGTAACAGTTTCTAAATTTAACATTTTTTAAAAGAAAGGAAGTCCTGTTTTCTTTGTGGTTTCTAAGTTTTCTTTGATCAAGTTGCTGATGGTGTTGCGCTCTTCTGTACTGAGTTGTAGAGCTTGATCGTAGCTGATGCCGCCACGCATGTACCAGGCCACCTTGATGGCTTCTTGCCGTATGTCCTGTGTTTCCTTGTCCATCTGATCCACTACTTTGGAAATCTGGTCAGAGTCCAAGACTAAGAGGCGGGCGCGAAAAAACTGGCCATGTCCAAGGTCAGAACTTGCTCGTATCGGTGATTGCAGGCTGTGCATTCCAGTTTCAAGGGTTGTAGCTCGCTTTGCTCACGCAGTCGCAACACATGATCGCGTATCTGATTGAATAGATCTCGATCGCAGTTTTTAAGGAATTCTTCAATGAACGCTGGCTCCTTGACCAAGGCCTGTGGAGTTTTGATGGCAACAATGCTGATGGCCAGGCTTCGCACAGTGATTTCAGTCAGCTGTCTGAATGCCTGATTCAGTGCGGCCATCTTGTCGGCTTCAGATATGGTGCTGTCAGGTATGACCTGTAAGAGTTTTTGTTGTTCGTACTGCAGGGCACTGTTGTCATTGAGATTTTTGTAGCTCAAAGGACGGAAATATATTTCCAAATCACCATGTGCAATGTGTGCCGAGTAGTCGGGAGCTCTCAAGGCATCCAGCATGGTTCTTAAATCTATACTACGCTCACCGGTGTCCTGACAGGCCGGGCACGTGGTTGCAAACTCCATGTCATGCCCGTAGCTGGCTATGCGTATGGCTATTAAAATGGTGTCTAGATCGATACCGGGTACTGCCCAGGCATCTCTGATGTTGGGCACACAACTTTGTATAACGTTGACCGTGGCCTGGCCATTAAACAAGGCATCTGGTGTACGATAGGTAATTTCGTCTATGGCGGTCATGGGATACACCGGCAATTCGCCATTGGCCGGCATGTTTAACGTGCCAGCAGGATAGTTCTGCCCGCCACTGGGCAACTTGATGTAGATGCTGGGTTGTCGGAAATACTGACTTAAAGGATTGCTCATTTTGCCACCATAAATATTGTGCTAATACTTATACGTGGAAAACATGGACCCAAATGAATTACAAGCCGTATCTGAAGCTCTAGAACAACTGCGTCAAGGCGGCACTGTTTCAGCCGAAACCTTGTCCAAGCTGGGCGGTACTACTCAAAATGTCAACAAGGCTCTAGAAGGTTACACCAAAAAGCTCTTGGGTGTGACCACGGCCGTGGGTGGCATGGCCAAGGCCGTGTCCGACGGTGAAGGCAGTTTCAAATCTCTAGGCGGGGCCATCAGCGGACTGACCGGTGTGGTTGGAAAATTGGCCAGCGCCATACCCTTGGTGGGTGGTGCAGCCAAGGCTCTGGCCGAAGGTGTAGGTGAAGCGGCTAAGTTTGTGTTGGAACAGTTGGACACCATGGCCAAGAACTACCAGACCTTGGGCGATGCCAGCGCCGGAGCTGCTGACGGGGTAGATGGACTATTGCGCCAGTTTAATCAGATGGGCAACTACAGTTTGCCAGCATTTACAAAAGCAGTTAAGGCCAACACTCAAGGCCTAGCAGCCTTAGCAGGCACCGCCGGATTGGGCGCCGAAGAGCTCAGTAAAGTAAGTGGAGTGTTGACCACCGGTGACACAGCAAGAAAGTTTCTGAAACTAGGTATTGGACTGGATGCAGTAGGAGATGCCACAGCTCAATATCTAGCTGACAGTGCCAGATACGGTATTACTCAAGGTAGTACCACTGAACAGCTGACCAAAAAAACACAAGATTACATTGTTGAAGTTGATAAGATAGCTCGACTCACAGGACAAACTCGCGAAGCCCAGGCCAAAGAAGCACAAAAAAGTCTAGTGGATGCCAGGTTCCGTGCCAAGATAGCCGAAATGACGGCTAATGGCCAGAAGGATCAGGCAGAACAATTGAGACTATATGTCGAAGGACTGGGCGGAGCAGCCGGAGATGCGGCTAGAGCCCTGGTCACAGGCATTCCGCTGACCAAAGAGGCTGCTGCCGCTAATCTATTTGCCAACGATGCCATCAGACAAAACACCGAAGCCATTCAGGAAGGCAAGAAAGCCACAGTGGCTATTGCTGAGACTCAGCAGGCTCTAGCCGACGGAACTGACAGATTTGGTAAGCAAATACAGTATGCCGGAGATCAGTTTGGCGGCGTAGCAATACAGGCCTATGATGCCAAGGTCATGATAGCCGAACAAAACAAACTCATGGCCGAAGGTCTCACACGCGAGCAGGCCATAGCCGAAATACAACGCAAACAAAAAGAGGCATCGGGCAAAACCACAGAAGAGTTTACAGACGCACAGTTGGCCACAGCCGGTGCCAGCAAAAATTTACAGAGCCTGGGCTTTAGCCTGGCCACCTATGCTGTGCCAGCGGTCAACAAGTTTTCTGGGGCCCTGGAAAAAGTAACTGGATACATCAACGAAAAATTAGGTGTCGGAGGTAGATATTCGACACCAGCTGGGGTGGATCGTGGTTCCATGGGCGGCCCTAGAAGCGCAGTACCAGAAGAACAACGTCGAGTCGCCCCTGGCACGGCAAGAGAAAAAGCCGAACAGTATTACGGCAAAAAAATATCAGATGAAGAATACGACAAACTAGTAAGAGCAACACATGCCGAAGCTGCTGCCGGCAAACAAGCCAGTCAGCGAGAGCAGGCCATGATAATGGCGTCAATTTTAAACCGTGCTCGTGACAACGAAAAAGGAATTATTGGCGCACTAGAAGCTAAAAATCAATTTCAAGCAGTCACAGGCACACGAGCCAACAACAACCAGCCAAGTAGCCAATATCTAACAGGACCAGATCAAACCCGACGACAGTCCATTGAAGGTGCTACTGATCTACTGGCCAAAATAAGCAAAGAGCAAAAGAATTTCACAGCAGCCAGTGCAGCTGCGTATGGTCCAGGAACCAATATTGGATATAGGAATAAAATGCTGGCCGAAGGAGGCCAACAGATTGGTGGTAGCATATTCCAATCTTCTTTCCCCGTCGGAACGGATCGTGAAATCACTGGGCCTAGAGACAAATACCAGACATCAATAAACGGTGTGAGTTACGATGCAGCCGGAAGAGGCACACAAACGCAAGGACAACAAGCACAGCCTCCGCAGACTGAAAAAGCTGGGTTTGCTCTTCTAGCACAACAACTGGCTCAAATTGAATACAACACACGCAACAGTGCCAGAGAACAGCAAAAAACCAATCGTCAACTCAGCTAACCCGCTAAATATACGACCATGGCAGACAACGACAACAACCGCAAACGCGGCTGGAAAAAGTACTTTAGAGTAGCCAACACTGGCGGACAACTCAGCCCAATCAGCGGACAAAATCAATTTGGCCTGCCCAACTATCCCAGACAAACTGGCATGGGTTATTCTGACGGCACTGGCACACCCAACGACTTTGCGTTCCGCAACTATGCGTCACGCTTGCCTGAAGTCTACAGCGGACATCCTAATCGTATTGAACGCTACAATCAGTATGAAAACATGGACTGCGATTCGGAAGTCAATGCCTGCTTGGACATCATAGCTGAGTTCAGCACGCAGATCAATCCTGACAACAAAACGCCGTTTGACATTGTGTTCAACGACAAGCCCACGGACCACGAAGTGGAAATTATCAAAAAACAACTGCAACAGTGGACCAAGTTAAACCAGCTGGATCAAAGAATATTCAAACTGTTCCGCAACACCATCAAGTATGGCGATCAGGTGTTTGTGCGTGACCCAGAAACCTTTGAAATGATGTGGGTGGACATGGTCAAGGTAGCCCGTGTCATCGTCAACGAAAGCGAAGGCAAGCGCCCAGAACAGTACATCATACGTGACATCAATCCCAACTTCCAAAACATGAGCGTGGCTCAAAAAACCACGTCAGACTACTATGTGAGCCGTGCTACTGGCGTGGCTGGACAAAACAACTACACAGCACCCAATGGTGGTGGCTATGGTGGTGCCGGAGGCGGCACTGGCAACAGCAGATTCACGCAGGCCATGAACGAAACCTGTATTGATGCCCGACATGTGGTGCATCTCAGCTTGAACGAAGGCCTGGATTTTTTCTGGCCTTTTGGACAAAGCATACTGGAAAACATATTCAAAGTATTCAAACAAAAAGAACTGCTGGAAGACTCAGTGTTGATTTACCGTGTGCAACGTGCTCCAGAGCGCAGGATATTCAAGATTGACGTGGGCAACATGCCCAGCCACATGGCCATGCAGTTTGTGGAACGTGTCAAAAACGAAATGCATCAACGCAGGATTCCTACCAACACTGGTGGTGGCGCCAACATGATGGATGCCAGCTACAATCCACTCAGCATCAACGAAGACTACTTCTTTCCGGTCACAGCCGAAGGTCGTGGATCAGATGTGACCACCTTGCCCGGTGGTGCTAATCTGGGCGAAATTGACGACTTGAAATACTTCAACAACAAAATGGCCCGCGGTTTACGTGTGCCATCCAGCTACCTGCCCACTGGACCCGACGACTCAGATCGTGCCATGAACGACGGACGTGTGGGCACAGCCTTGATCCAAGAATATCGATTCAACCAGTACTGCATGCGCCTGCAACGTGCGATCATGCAGAAGTTGGACGACGAATTCAAGATGTTCCTGCGCTGGAGAGGATTCAACATAGATGCAGGACTTTTCAGCATTACCTTCTGTGAACCACAGAACTTTGCTTCGTATCGCCAAAGCGAGTTGGACACCAGCCGTATAGCTTCGTTTTCACAGCTGGAGCCCATGCCCTACATGAGCAAACGCTTTATGATGAAACGCTATCTGGGCCTCAGCGACGAAGAGATCTTGGAAAACGAGCAAATGTGGCAAGAAGAGCGCGACGAACCCGAACTATCCACCACACAAGGCCAGGATCTGCGAAGCATTGGCATTACTCCAGCTGGACTTGAGCAAGACATTGCCACCGGGCAAGAATTGGCCGGCACCGAAACAGGCCTGGAAGCTGGCGCCCCACAAGGCGGTGCTCAACCAGTCACAGCTCCGGGCACAGCGGCTCCAGCCGGCGCTCCTCCAATACCCACAATCTAATAAATACTGGCATGAAAAACTATCGTAAAGTTTACGAAAGTTATTATGGTGCAATTCCTAAAGATAGCAACGGTAGATCATACGAAATACACCACGTTGATGGAAACCACGATAACAATAATATTTCTAATCTCAAATTGGTAACAATAGAAGAGCACTACAATATAAATAGCATATCATGATACTCAACGAAATCTATCAGCGCAGTCCAGAAGCCTATCAGGATGTCAGTCAGGACAACAGCCAACCCAGGCTGGGCGATCTACGCAAAACACGCCTGACCCTGCGCCAGCTCAACAAACTGCGCCAGATGAACGACGTGAGAAGCTACGAATACAAAGAAAAACTCAAGCAGGTCAAGAAGCAATACGCACCACCAGCTGCTCCGCCAGCACTGTAACAAAACAGTCAAAAAACACCCAGTTTTCCACCTCAAAACTACCAATATTATTCGTTAATAGTAAATATCTAACGAGCCATAACCTACGAAGGAGATAATATGACATCGAAATTTGAACAGTTGATCGAGTACGTGATCAACGACGAAGAGGCGAAAGCCAAAGAACTTTTCCACGACATCGTGGTAGAAAAGTCACGTGAAATCTACGAAAACCTCATGAGTGAGGAAGAGTTAGACGAAGCCGAGTCCACTGACAAAGAAGACGAAAAAGCTGAAAAAGCCGGCGAAAAAGTCACCAAGGACATCGAGTACGACGACAAAAAAGATCGTAAAGAGCGCATGGACGAGGAAGAAGACGAAGAGATGGACGAGTCCATGCACGACATGGATGAAACCATGATGGGCGGCGACGCAGCCGATGATCTAATCGACGACGTAGAAGCCGAAGAAACTGGCATGGAAATGTCCGAAGGCGACGGCGAAGAAGAAGGTCTTGAAGACCGCGTGGTTGACTTAGAAGACAAACTAGACGAACTCATGGCCGAATTTGAAGCTCTCATGGGCGACAACGGCGACTCAGTTGGTGACAAAATGGGCGGTGACGACTTAGAAATGGACGACACAGAAACAGCCGATTTTGACATGGACGGCGAAGAAGAGGAAGAGTCTGATTCAGAAGAAATTGAAATGGGCATGATGGAAGCTATTAACCTAGCCAAAGCTCCTGCTCCTGTGACTTCTGAGCCAGCTGGTACTAACACCAAAAGCACAAATGCTAACAACAGCGGCGCCAAAGGTGCTGTAGCTAGTCCTGTAAAAATGACTGGTGACACAGCCGAAGGTCGTCCAGCTCCCAAAGCTGGTGAGTTGATTGGCAAAGTGCAAAACACTCCTGCTACTGGCGACAAAAAAATGTCTGCAGCACCAAAGCCAGTCACAGCACAAGCCACGGGTGTAAACACAAAAACTCCATTTCCCAAGGCGTAATAGTTAGATATGGCTCGCTATCTAAGAGAACATCTAAGCTTCACTCAGGCAAGAGCAGAAATCTTGTCTGAGGAAGCCGCGGATGGATCTGGCAAGAACCTGTACCTCAAAGGCATTTGCATTGAGGGCGGTGTTCGCAATGCCAACGAACGAGTATATCCTGTCAACGAAATAGCCAAGGCAGTGGACACCATCAACGAACAGATCACCACTGGTCACAGTGTTTTGGGAGAAGTAGATCACCCCGAAGACTTGAAGATCAACCTGGATCGTGTGAGTCACATGATTGAAAAAATGTGGATGGACGGTCCTGCTGGATATGGAAAATTAAAGATATTGCCCACACCCATGGGCGAGCTGGTCAAGACCATGCTCACTAGCGGTGTGAAATTAGGTGTTAGCAGTCGTGGCAGCGGTAACGTCAACGACGCCAACGGACATGTCAGTGATTTTGAAATCGTCACTGTAGATGTGGTTGCTCAGCCCAGCGCCCCCAATGCATATCCCACAGCAATCTACGAAGGCCTGTTAAATCATGCCGGCGGAGCTAGACTGTTGGAAATGTTCAAGGACCCAGCCAA